CGCCAGCGCTTCATCCACGATCAGAATCTCGGGATCGACGTGAATCGCCGTCGCAAACGCGAGCCGCACGTACATGCCGCTCGAATACTCCTTCACCGGCCGTTCGATGTATGTGCCGATTTCGGCGAATCGCTCGATCTGCGGAAACACGCGCTCCATTTCACGTCGCGAAATGCCCAGAATCTCGCCGTTCAGAAAAACGTTCTCGCGGCCCGTGAATTCAGGATTGAACCCCGCGCCCAATTCGAGCAGCGCCGCGATTCTCCCCTGTGTGATCACGCGCCCGCGCGTCGGCTCCAGAATCCCGCTGACTACTTGCAGTAGCGTGCTCTTGCCGCTCCCGTTCGGTCCGACGATTCCCAACACCTCGCCGCGCTCGACGCCGAGATTCACGTCGCGCAGCGCCCAGAATTCCGCCGGCGAGTAATTTTTTGTGAAAGGAACGATCTCGAGCAGCCGGTCGACCGGCCGCCGGTACAAACGATACAGCTTGGAAACGTTCTGTACCTGGAGCAACTCTCAGTCTATCAACGCGTGGCGTTCAACCCCTGCGCTCGCGTCATCCCGAGCGTAGCGACCCGCGTCATCCCTAGCGCAGCGACCCGCGTCATCCCGAGCGCAACGACCCGCGTCATCCCGAGTGTAGCGACCCGCGTCATCCGAGCCGCAGCGACCCGCGTCATCTCGAGCGTAGCGAGGGATCTGCTTTTCGGCGGTGGGCCAATTTTTCGAACTGACATCCTACCCCATCCGCAAGCTGCGCCGCAGTCCCTCCGCGAGCGGCGTCGCGTACCCGATCAAACAGTATTGATCCAGCGCGAAAATCACCACGCTCTCGAATCCCTTGCCCTCCGCGCTGTCCACCTCTTTGATCCACGCCGTCGTCGAATCGCCAGCGCCCACCAACTGGCTCCGCTGCGTCGCGAGGAATCCCAGCGACGTGCCGAAATCCATGGTCCCTTCCGCCGCATCCAGATTCCGCCCCAGCGTGAATCCGAAGTTTTCCGTCTTCAGTACCGCGAGCGCCGACGGTGTCCACGCCGTTACCGGATAGTTGATCGCCTGATTGAACGTCGTCTGGTTCGTATCGGTCGGATACAGAACTTCGAATCGGCAACTCGCCTCGCTCGTGCGAACAAACGTCATGATCGCGTTCGTGAAATTGCCGATCACTCCGGGCAGATACGAAACTTCGTTCGGATAGCTCGCCGGATTGACTGTATTCGTTGTGATCACCGCCATCGCCGTTCCGAATTCCGCGAGAAACTGGCTCTGATTCCACGCGTCGTAAAACGGCATCCCCGAATACGAATGACCGTCGCCGTCGTTCGAAAAATACCACCACTGCACTTCGCCGAATTGCAGGAACGGCGTCAGCCCCGCCGCTGCTTGAATCCCCGCCATCTCCGCGTAAACTTCCTGCCAGAACGCGAGACTCGTCGGCGAAAAATTGGTTTGCAGCGACGGTGTCGGCAGCAGGATCGGATCGCCCGCCGGTCCCACCTGCGCGATTCCCGCGCTCGCGGACGGGTCGCCGTTGCCCAGTTCCATGCTGAACGACGCGGTTGAAACGATCTCGTAGCCCCCTAGCGCCGCGAAAAAACTCGCGTGCCAGTCCCTCGCCGCACGATTCATCCTCGGCGACGCCGTCAGATCCGTCAGCCACTTTCCGTCGACGCCGCCCGTGAACGCAGCGCCCGACGCCGTCGTCGTAAATCCGCCGCCGCTGGTCGTCGACGCCGCGAACGTGTTCGCATCGCCAGCCAATCCCAGCGACCGCGATTGAATCGTCAGCACGTTCCTAGACGCGCTCCCCCACACGCCTGTATATCCGCGATTCAGCTCGATTGCGAACGCCAGCGCGACCATGTCCGCCGTCATCCCCTCGTGTACCAGCTTCGTCAGCGTCAACGTAGATCCGGTCGGCCCCAGCGTCACCCACACCGTCGAGCTGAACGCCGGCGTCCCCCCAAACGTCACCGTCCCCGTCGCGTATACGTTCGATGGATTCACCAGTTCATAGAACCAAAGCGCGCCGGTATAGTGATTCTGCCGCGCCGTGAATCCCAGCGAATCGATCATCCACGCCGTGCGCTCCGGAGCGAGCGCAAGTGAATGCTCGGTGTCCCAATCCGTCGCAAGCGTCAGTTGCGGCTCCGCTGGAAACGTGGGTAGATCGCTCGACGGCACCGCGAGCTCGATGAAATCGAAATAAAAATCGGCGCCGCCTGGTCCCGCGTGCGCCACCGTGATCGTGTGCGATCCCGCGCCGTACACTCCCACCGGCCAGCGCAGCAACACGTCTTCGCCGGGAATCGACAAGTTCAAACTCCCCGCCGCCGCGCCGTCGACATTGAAGGAAATCGTCGCGCCGCTTCCCGTATATCGCGTGCCCACGTACAGCGTGTGCGATACCGTCGCCTGATACGCGAACGTGACCGACGCGCCCGTTGCCGACGCGTAGTGAATCGTCCCGCCCGAATAATTCCCGCGCGACTCCGTCCACGTGCCGCTGTATTCGATCTCAAGTGCGTCGTCTTCCACTCTGCGGCTGCCCGTCCCCGCGACCGAATATCCGAGATTCGTTCCCGTCACCGTCCAACTCGAAACCACCACCTCGAACTCGCTCCGCTCATACGCGCCGCTCTGCAAATCCGCCGCGTACGTCCAGCGCATCTTGCGAATCGAATTCGTCGGGATCGATTCAAGCGTTCCCGTTAAATCCGGCGATAGCGTGCCTTCGAGCGAGCTGAAATCGAGCGTCACCTGCCACTCAGTAGGCGAGGTTCCGTTCGCAAACATCTTCGACGCCGCGTCCCACGTTTCGGCGCCCGTCGAGAACGTATACATGCCGAAGTTATTCCCGTTCGCGCCCGCCGTGCTCGTCCCGAGCGGCTGCCCCGCCGTGTAATACACGCGAATCGTTGTTCCAGTCGCTGTCGCCGCGATGAAACTCGAAAACGCGTTGATGCTCGCGGCCAGATTCGTGATGATCGTCGCCGCCGTGTCGCCGCTCAGCACCTGATAGGTGTACTGCTCTGCGAAAAAAGCCAGCCCGACGTAGTCGCCGGCGGCCGTCGTTCCCGAAAGCGTGAAATCCGCGTACGCGCACTGATAGCTTCCCGTGACCGGTGTTGCGTGCGACAGCAGCGGCACCCAGTAAATCGTCTCCGTTCCACCCGTGGGCGTCGCCCACACCCGCAATGACGGCCAGTCGACCGTCGCGAACAAATCCGAATCCATCGCGATGCAGTTGGTTCGCGTCTCCTGGTAGCTCAGCACCACTCCGCTCAAATCGCCGTCCGGTAAATAGCGGAACGCCGGATGCTCATGCGTGTTGTCGCGATTCCACTCGATCACTGCCCAATCGAATTGCTGCCGAAATGATCCCGAAACAGTAAATCCCGTTTCTGTTGTTCCGCTCAGCGCTGCCACGCACGACGGTTCGAAGAAAAAGCACTGCAAATCGCGATTCGGCGTCAGTTTCTGAAGCGTCACAGCCGCACCGTCACCGTCAGATCGCGACCCGGCAGACTATTCGCCTCGCCGTGAACCGCAAGAATATCCAGACTAAGCAGCGACCCGGCGGTCAGCGGCGGCAATCCGAATCCATCCACCGAGTTCGAAGTCGTCGCGCCATCGTCGAAATCCAGCGTGCAATACACCGTCGATCCCTGCCGCAATTGAAGTTGCAGCGTGTTGGTTCCCGGTGACGAGCCCGGCGGCTGACTCGGCGCCTCGCTGACCACCGCGAAAATATCGCGCGCTGCCAGCGTCGAATCGATCACCAGCGGCGGCGCGGCATCTGTCTGAATCGCCAGGTATCCTTCCACCTGAATCGAAAGCTGCCCGCCCCCCAGCGTCCTCAATCCCTGATCCGTTGTCGCACCGAACGATGCCGCCGCCACCGGACTGTTGCCGCGAACATTCGTCACGAAAAAGTCCGCCGCCCCCACTCGCACATCCGGCAGGAAAATCGACGAGCTGTAACTCCCGCTAGCCGGGCTCCCGAAGAAATCGTCCACGAACGGCATGATCGTCACGTTCGCCGCCAGGTGATAAATCAGCGCGCCCGACGCGTGCCCCGCCGCCGTGCTCCCGTGCGATCCGCGCGTCACCTGATACTGCGCGCCGCCGCTCAAACTCGCGACCACCGCCAAAATCTCTTCCTCGATCTGGATCAAGTCCCCGGCGACCGCCGGCCCCGCGCTGCTCAGCGTGATGGTCGTGTCCGTCGCCAGGATCGCGCTCGCCAGCGTGAACGTCGATGGACTGCTCAGCTCATTCCAGGAGTAGAGTGTCAGTGTCCCCGCCAGGATCGTGTGCGTGTTGGTCAGATCGGTAAATGAAATTCCGACCAGATCGATGGTCCCCTGTCCCGCGAGGCTCAATCCGAAAACCGGAGCGGGTGGCACGTCCGCGTCCACGCCTCCGCCCGCCGCTCCGCCGATCTGCCATCGCGTCAGCGGATTCAATTCCACCGCGCTCTCTTGATTCAGCACGTTCGCCGATCGCCCCGAAATTTCCACGGTGACTCCTGTCTGATTCGGCACCTCGATCGTCGCCGGACTCGTTGCCGCCAGCCCGCCGAAGGTCCACGTCGCGTTGGCGACTACAAAGAAGCTGGTCGTGTCCGGCTCGATCGTCCATGCCGGAGACACTGTCAGCGTGGTCGCGGTGTTTCCAAGAATCACGCGCTCCTGCGCCGCGCCCGTTCCTCTCGTGATCCGCGCCACAGCGCCCACGAAATCGTTGGTCAGCATTCCGAGCGTCGCGTTTCCGATCGTCGTCGCCGAAAAAATCCCTACCGCGACCTCCGGTTGCAGCTCCAGCCGCCAGTAGAAATTCGCGTGATCGTAATTCTCATCCGGCGGTCCCTGCAACTCCGCGGTTGCCCCAGCATCGGTATAACTCGTCGCGATCGCAACGCTCGCGGCGATCAAAAGCAGTTCGGCCGGGTTCATTCCGCGATAAACATTGAAGCTGGCCGTGCTCGCCGAAAAACTCAAACCCGAAAGCGTCACACGGTTGGTGTTGGTTCCCGCCGGAATCGTCGCCGGCACGATGAACGACAACGCGCTCTCCGCTCCGCTTCCGTCGAGCCCGCTGATCGCGTAATACAGCGTCTCTCCTCCGTCGAGCGTCCCGCCTGTCGTCGAAATTCCGGCGTTCAAACTCAACAGCGGAATCGACGCCGCGCTCGCCACTCCAGCAGCAGCCGGCGGCACGAACCCGACCGTCAACGTCACCGTGAAACTTCCGTCCGTGCTCTCGGTCGTCGTCTCCGTGATTCCGAACTGCTCGATCCCGTGCGCATCGAGCACGCCTCCCACCAGCGGCCGCGGAATCCCGATCGCCGCGTTCGTCTGCCGCCCCGTTCCATTGCCCGCCGCGCCGCCAGATGTGTACCACCCGTCGTCGTGCCATTGCGCCGTTATTTCGAGCGTCTGATAATCCGTCCCCGGCGCGAGCTTCACCACCCGGAACGGCTGCCGTTCCAGCCCTTCCTTTAGATACGTGATCGTGATCAGATCCCCCGGCGAAATCCCGATCCCCTTCACGGTGGTCTCGAAGTCGATGAACGTGTATCCGTCGATCGTCTTGTTGAGCTGCAATTGCAGCACGCGCGTCGCCTGATCGAAATTCGGCAATCCCAGCGCGAGATACGAGCTCGTCACCTGCCGGTCCGTCAATAGCGCGTCATCGACATCCACCAGCGACAGACTGTCTTGCTGATACTCGTTGAACTCGTCCTGAAATTCCACCGTCAGCCGGTTCGGTGTCGCGGCCGTGCTCTGCGACGACAACCGGATCGTCGATGCGCCGTTCGCCGTCCGCACCAGTCCCGAAAAATCGGCCGACCCGTCGCTGAACTCGTACGCCGGCCACCCGCCGTCGAGCTCCTCCGTGCTGTTGCTCCCGTCCGGCAGCGACGGCTGCTGCAACGCGAGTGTATTTTCCACCCGCAGCGTCAATAACCCGCCGTTCCCGTAAGTCAGCATTAGCGACGATCCCTTGCGAATCCCCTTCGCGACCTCCGCCGCGCTCTTGCTGTCCGTCAGCACCAGGTTGCATCCGAACATCGTCGCCGCCACCGGATTCCCGTTCAGATCCGTGGTCTCGATCGCCTGCGCGCAGTACGCCGCCGCCGATGCGAACGTCGTCAGGTCGATCTCTGTCGTCAGCCACCCGCTCCGCCGCAGAACATCCAGCAACACCCACGCCGGATTGTTCGAAAACGATTCGCCGAGGGAAGTTCCGCTCGAATCGAACTGCTCGAGCAGCAGCCCGTTCATCAGAACTTGAATCGTCGGAAGCGATTGCCCGTTGCTGATCAGGTTCGGAACCACCACGCTCATCATCGCCATGCTTCCGTACGGATCGCCCAGCGGATTTCCCGATGCGTCCGTGAAATTCGGATCGAACGCGCCGTTTCTCGTGCCCGGCGTAATGACGCTGAACCACCCCGTCGCCGTCATGTTGACGCCGTTCTGCGCTTGCGGAATCTGAATGTCGTTGACCAGCACCGTGATGATGCTGTCGATCGTGCCCATTCCCAGCAGCACTTCGATCCGCGTCAGGTTGCCGTCGTTGCGCGCGAACACGATCGGCGGCTGAAACCACGCTGTCCCGTATACCAGCGGGACTGAATCGTTATACACTGCCAGGTTGTCCTGCACCGCGGACAATTGCGTGCCAGACTCGCCGAAACTCCGCACCAGAATCTGCGGCGGAATGAACTCCAGCCCGCCGAATCTCGCGGTGACGTGGCTCGCCCCATCCGTGCTGAACATTCCGCGCGCCATGCACGACGTTCGCGTGAAATCGCAGCTCGTGTAGGGCGCGCCGCTATTCAGATTCCCCACTCCGCCCGTAATGCTCGGCGAATATCCGCATTTATACAGCGCCGAATATTTTCCCTTCGCCTGGCCGTCGAACGCTTCCTGTTGTTGACTCGTCGTTGCCGGGAACATCCACGGACACCGCCTCAGGATCTGCACCTCCGGCAGCACGATGCGTTGCAGGCTCAACCGGTTGTTGAACGACACCCGGAATGACGATTCCGTGATCTGATCCGGCGGATTCGCCACGCCTCGAAAAATCACTCGCGCCTCGGACGACGCCGCTCCGCCCACCAGATCGTAGAAGAGAAATTGAACCGTGAGTTGCGCGCCCTTGAATCCCGTCTCCCGCTCGATTTGCGAAAAATGCGAATCCGCATTGGCCAGCGTGACCGATTCCACCGCCGATCCATCCAGCCCGTCAATCGACGAACCCCGAAGCTCCAGGCTGTGCTTCAGCAATCGCGCGTTGTACGTCGTGCCGTTGAACGCGACCGCGTGCGTCGCCCAGCTCTCGGTCGCACCAGAGCTCAACACGCAGTCGAACAGGAACAGCGGCGTCGGCGGCGCTTGCTGTTCTTTTAATGTGTCGATCGTCGGCATCAGTTCTCCGTATTCACGATCTGGATCACCGCGTCGTACACGTCGGTGCTTTGCGCCGTCACCGTCAGCCGGTCCGCGCCGAAGCGCGCGTTCGCGTACACGCCGCCTTGCGTTTCCGTCAGCTTGTAATCCGACGGCGCAAGTTGCGCCTCCGCCTGCATCCCGAACAGATCCACCGACGCGCCCGCTTCAAGCTCCGCGCCGAACATCACGCTCGTGGTCGTCTGCCCCGGATTCACCGAAACAGAAATGCGTTTCCATTCGCCGTTCAGCGCGAACGTCTGCGCGATCCCTCCGCCCGTCGTCGAAATCGTCAGCGTCACCCCCGACGTTCCCGGTGTCCGCGCCCACACGCTCAGGCAATAGTGAAAATTCCCCGGCGCCGCGAGCGTCTGCGACACCGATTCCGCCGCCTCTCCCGCATTCACCACGCCGGTCGCGCGATTAGTGCCCAGCGGATCGACCACGCCCGTCGTCAACTGGATCAATGCGCCGTCGGTCCACGCTCCTCCGCCGAAATTTTCGCTATCTGCCAGCAGATTCCCGGTCGGATCCAGAAACGTAAACGTCTGCCACATCCCCGACGTCGCTAGAAACAAAGTTTCGATCGCCGTCCACTCTGCGAGCGTCATCCCCGATGCGTGTAGCTCCCAGGCGAGCGTCGCCGCGTCCGGATCTGATAACACCACCATGCTTCCATCGCCAAGCGTGTTGACCACCGTCCGCTGAATCGACGTCTTCGTCACCGGATACAGCGCCGATGCGCCCGTCACGAGTTGTGGAAACACCAGCATCCTAACCCCGGTTCTCCTTGATCGTCACCGTCGTCTTGCCGTTTTGCGGTCCGCTGAATTGAAGGGCCAGCGTGTCCGCCGCGAAGCTACAGCTCGAATACACCGTCCCGTCAAACGGGTCCGTGAACGTAAAGCTTCCCGCGCGCCCGGCCTCGCTCTCGAAAAATTGTTCGAGATTCGTCAGCTCCGATTCATCCAGAAGATCCAGCCGGATCACCCATTGCCGCAGCGTCGCGCCGTATGCCGGAAAACGCTGCTCGCTTCCGTCCAGAAAACGAAACACCTGCGTCGAAAAATTTTGTTGGCGGTCCGATGGATACTGCGCCACCGCGCCGGTCTTGAGTGCGGGAAAGGTCGCCATGCTACACCGCCCGGATCACGTCGTTGAGCGTGGTCGATGTCAGCATCGCCTGCCGCACCGCTTGCGCGATGTCGTCGCTGTGATCGAGAAAACTCTGGCTGTCGAGCGCGTTCACCTGCACCGTGATCTGCGTCGTCTGCGCCGCGGCCGAACTCGTCGAAGGTACGGCCCGCGGCAATCCGCCATCCGCCGTATCCACCGAAAACGCTCCCGGACTCGACGCGCTGATTCCACCGGTCGCACTCACCGACGGCGGCTTGATGAACGGAACCAGCGGCGCCGGTTGACTGCTTCCGCCTCCGCCGAACAGGCTCACCAGCCCCGAAATCAGCGGGCTCAACCCCAACCCGAATACGTCTTCGAGCGTGCTGCCCACCTTGCTCCCCGTCGATTCGCCCGTCGATCCCTTCGCGCTCGTGTTCGCCCCCACCGCGGTCGTGTTGGCCTCGATCGTTTGGATCTGCGTCTGATTGATCGTCTGCAATTGCTGGAGTTGCTGCGTGAGCGACGTCAATTGCGTGGTCAGCGCGCTCGTCCCGCTGTCGCCGCCCGATTCCGCGCTCGGCCCCGTACTCGATCCGCCGAGCAGGGCCGTTACATTAGTTAGTGGATTGTTGTTGTTGGCCATCGCGCCATTCTCTTTCCAAAATCAAAATTGCGTCCGCGTCCCGCGCCGGCAGATGATCGACGGCGCGCGCGCCCGCGAACTTCCAGCTCAGGAATTTCTCGATCCACTCCAGGCTCTGCGGCGTCACCAGCGACTTCGGACACTCCTCCGCCGCCACCCGTCCGCGCGCCCACACGACTCGCCGCGGCCCGCGCCGCTCCTCGCTCAACCACCCGCATCGCCGCCTCGCCTCCAGGCGCTGCCGCCTGCATTCGTCGCATCGCCACGCGGCGCCGCCCGCGACCAGAAAATGATCCGAGCTTTGAAAATGAAATGCGACAATCAGTTTTTTCGTTCGTCTTCCGTTAGCCCGCACTCGGCTTTGATGCGCGCGAGAATCTCTACCGCGAGATCCACCGGGCCCGCGTCGATCAGGCTCGCCGGAGTCGCCGCCGTTCCGTCGATCTCCAGCCCCTCCACCCCCACCAATCCCCACTCCAGATACGCGCGGTCGATCTCCGCCGCCATCACCGTCGCTTCCAGCTTGTCGCGCGCGTCGTTTGAAGCTTCCAGATATTCCGCCTTGCGCCCGATCTCGCGAATCCGTCGCGCCAGCTCGATCCGCCCGCCGAACGATATTCGCCTGATCGCATAGCGCGCCCTCGCCCGGCCGCTCGCATCGAACCAGGCCATACTCGCGTGGCCCTCAACCGAAAGCCCCTCAACCGAATGCCCCTCAGCCGAATGCGATGTAGAGCTCATTGTCCACCGTCCCCTGCGCTCTGCTGTTTTGAAATTTCCATTGCAAGCGCGTCTCGCTGTCGTCGAACTCCGGCACCTCCGGCACCATCGCCGGCATGTATGCGCCGAACAACTGGTTGGTCTGCTCGCCCAACTGCAACATCACGCTGATCGGCGATCTCTGTCGCGCTGCCTGATACAACGCCGGCGTCTGCGCGTCCACCAGCTCGAACAGCTCGAAATTCAGCGTCACCTTCCGCTCGCCCGCCGCGATGCATCGGGCAAAGTCGCTTCCGAATTCCCTCGCCCGCAGCTCGACGTGGTTTTCAAGCGTCAGCTCGGCCGAAGTCAGGGTGAAGAACTGCGTCGGCGACGCGCCCATCCACACTTCGCCCAGGTGCCCCGGCACAATCGTATAGTCGAATCCCAGCGAGCTAGGCTCGGCCGGAAACGCGCTCAAATCGCCTTGTCCGCTCGTGAAGCTCGCGCTGTCGATCAGATCTTCCGCCGGCCCCGCGAAATCGAATTCCTGGAAATCCCCGTTCACCTTCACCTTCATCGTGTCCGCCGCCGCGCCGTCTAGAATTCGTTGCACCGCGGCCGCCGGATCCCAGTAATCGAAAATGCTCACGCTCGGCAAACTCTCCGCGAGCATGTAAGTGATCGTCGTCCCGAACGTCGAGCCGGCTATCGGAATATTGTTGAATGGCGCATTCAGAAATACCGTCACCGAATCCTGAATCGCCGTGACAAACCGCATCTCGCCCGAAAACGTTACCGCCTGCCCCGCGATCAATCCGTGCGGAGCCGTGAATTGAATCTCGGTCTGCCCCGTCACCGAGGCGACCGTGCCGCCGTTGTAGAAAACCGGCGTTCCGCCCATCGCCGCCTGAAACAGCGGGCCCTCGCTCGGAGCGGTGGTCTGGTCCGTCCACTCCGTCATCAGCGTGTTGAGCGAATAATTCGTGGTCTTGCGAATCGTGTTGGGCAGCCCCACAAACGTCCGGCTTCCGGTCTTGTCGCTGCGGCCGGTCTGCGCCGGAACCTGTTTCGCCGTCAGCTTTATTAGCGGAATCCGATTCGACCCCGTGATCGTCGGCACGTCTCCGTAACTCGATTCAAGCGCCACGTAAATCCGCTCATTGTTCGATGAAATGTAACAGGACATCCTCTACCATCCCC